TCAGACACATAAGTGCTGAGATTATTCCTTTTTACGATGTCCGCGAGAAGGACACCGCCGGAATAATTCTGAAATGGAGCGGCCATTTCTTATTCAGGAGTAGGGTTTGCGGTTTACAAGTCACGGACTTGTTGGTGTCCCACGGGGACTACTTACCTGCCTCTCTCCTGAGCACGGCTGCAAGATCGGGGTCGGAAGCATTCAAGGCCATTTGCCTTGTTAAGTTAATACTACCTTCTAACCAAGGATTAGCGATGCCTGCAGCGCTAGCTGTTGATGTATTTGGCTTCGCACCCATCCCCGCTTGAGTGCTTGGCTTGAAATGATGTTCGTAAGAAGAGCCAGGGTTTTTAAGCTTGGCAAGGTAGACATTAATGTCTTGTTCAATGCCGCCGTCTAAAACCTTGACCGTGCCATCTTCAGACTTTTTCAGGTTGCCCTGAATCAATTGCAGCATTTGGTCTGAATTGATCGCGCCAGCCTGGTTAATTGCTGAAAGTGCAGCGTTTTTCATTGCTGCTGTTTCGTTAGAAGCCTGCAAATTTTGCAGTTGTTGCTCTAACTCAGCAATCCGCTTGTCTTTTTCAATGCCAGTTTTGTTGGCTTCTTCCCAAAGCGGCTTCCATTGACCTTGCTCTTCAAGCGTTTGACGGCGCTGATCATCTTGTTTTTTGTAGACGTCATCAAGCTTGCCTTTGATGCCTTGGAACTTATCCTCGGCTTCAGCAGCACGTTTTTGAAGCGCTTGAATTTGCTGCTCGTAAGCAGATACGTCAACGTTGGCGGTAGTCTCAGTCTCAGCCACGGGCTGCTCAGAAGACGCCACAGGCGTCTCCTGGATGACTTGCTCTTCCATTACTAATCTTTAGTAGACTCGTTTACTTTACTAGGCTTTGCCTTTTTAGTCGTTTTTTTGGGCTCAGGCATTGGGCACTCCTGGCTTTTAGGAGGATTAATTTCTTCAAATCGAAGTCCCATGAGAAATAGGCGTTTGTAAAAGTCTAAACCGTACCGCCTAGTTCATCCACAGTAGCCGGAGACAGGTTTAACCAAGCGCTTCCGCTATACCCTTCAAAACGATTTTCCGTAGTGTTGTATCGGATAGAACCCGTGGCAGGAGAAGCGGGACGCTCTGCTGTTGTGCCAACTGCAACAAATGCGTCTGAACCTGCTGGTCCAGTTGCACCTGTAGCACCACGAGGAATTGAAAAATTAAATACCGCTTCAGCAGATGTTCCACTGTTCGTTACCGACGCAGATGATCCTGCAGCCCCAGTCGTAATTGTGCCCACAGCAATTGTTGCGGCCGCACCATCTGCTCCTGCAGCGCCTGTAGCCCCTGTTAAACCTGTACTACCTTGCGTTCCTTGAGGGCCAGTCGGGCCTTCTGGGCCTTGTGGTCCCGTCGCACCAGTCGCTCCATCAGCTCCATCAGCGCCGTCAGCACCATCTGCACCTGCTGGACCCTGGGGGCCTGTAGGACCTGTTGCTCCTGCAGGACCAGTTGCACCCGTTGCTCCTGTTGCTCCTGTTGGGCCCGCTGGGCCTTGCTCTCCTTGTGGCCCCTGAGAACCTCCTGATCCAGACCCAGTCGCAACCGTTCCATCAGCATTAACTGCTGCTTTTAATGCAGTAGGGCGTGGAATCCCGCTTTCATCAGCCGTTCCAATCGCAACGGGCGCTCCTATCCAGCCATTTTCTGTTTTTGGGCCATAAAGGCGTTTACTTGAAACATCAACGTACCAATCGCCATTGCTGCCAATATCTCCCGGAGCGCCGCTGCCAGAAAGTAAGTTATTAAATTGATCAACTTTTTTGGCGAGTTTTACTAATGCAGTGACTTGTGCCAGCGTGAGACTATTTTTATCTGCCATGGCCTCACTGCATCATTACGTTGATTAATCGATCTATTTGATCGCTATTTGGTGAAGGCGTTTCCGCAACTTGTTCAGACTGTTGTTTTGCAGCTGTAGGCAAAATTTCGCCCTGCACAAGCATGTCGCGGAACTCTTCGCGGTCAATAATCTTGTCCTCAAACAGCTGACCCATTGCTGCAATGTCTTGCCCAATCAGGCGTTGCAGGTCAAAGTCACGGCTAATCTTGACCTTTGGTGCTTCAATGTTTAAATAACTAGCAGCAAGGTTATACGCTTTCTGCAAGCCAGATTCCAAATCCATTGAAACCATTGCCAGCATCGAATTAGTATCGATGCGATCCAAGCGTCGAGCGTCTGCTGACTCAGCTACGAATTTTTGCTGGCTGAGCGTACTAATGCCCAAGCTAGCCATCTGTTGCTGAAGCTCATTAATCTCCGCTGATTGCGCTTCAAAAGCGCTAGATGCCGGTTCCACGTAATAGACCTTGTTTCCCGGCTGTGTCGCCATCGCATAATTAACACTGATCGCCATATCCTTAGTCTGATCGTCCCAACCCTCCAGAACAAGCATTGGCTGGCTGGCGATATGCAAGCTGTGAATCAAGTCAGCTTGGCGCTGGTAATGAGCAAGGTTCAAATGAGCAATGTCCAGCAGCGGTGGCCTGCTAGTCAGTACATCAGTTTTGTTGGCATAAATTGTGACCAGCGGGATCTGGCCTAACGAGAAATCACCCGAATCAACCAGCTCGTACTCCGCTGTAGCGTCGGACTGATCGAAGGAAGCGGGGTATGGAAATGGCCCTTGCATCTCTTTTTTTTGCTCTTCCTGCCTAAATACCCGATAACGGCCTGGCTCAATAACACGGATCTGGTCATAAACTTTTTCTCCAAATTCACCGTCTGCAACGACAGCTTTTTCACCAATACGGACTTGGGTCAAGTTGCCATAATTTGATTCCCGATCCAAACGCCAACCATAGACATTAGTTGGATCAACTTCTATCCAGTAAGGACGGCGGTTTTGAGCACGCTCTTCCGCCAAGCTACGGGCTGTAGATGGTGCGGGGAAATCAACAAGCGTGTGGCAGTGGCCATAGGTCAGAGCACAAGCCAGAAGTCTGCGGGCGTACTCCTCAATATCCGACCCACAACCATCAACATCCTTATTGAAGACATCTGTCCAGTAAGGATCGCCTTCGACGCTGATTGGTTTACGCAGAATCAAGCCAGTCGCTGCTCGGATCAGGCGTTGCGTGTAAGGCGTAAAAACAGAGCGGTTTACACGCGCTAAATACGCTGTGTAGTCCTCACGTGGTTCAAGAGGTAAAAATGTTTCACTATTCGCTCTTAAATAGTCCGTGCCAGACGTAACGGCTTTCATGATCTCCCAGCCTTTTATTTGATCGATCACCGCTTTGGTGCGAACAAACGGACTGTCAACACTCCCCATGTAGGAACTGCTGACTAAATGGGTTTTGACGAGCCCTGGAACGGAGTAAGTCATGTCACCATTTTACTTTGTCAGCCCAATATGCGGCACTCATCCTGCCCTTAGCAATGTTCTTTGCGTGCCGTGCCTTAAAGCTAGCTCTTTTTTCTTTCATTGCTTTGCTTTCGCCAGGTTTTGGCTTGCCAGCAGTCTTTGCACCCTGTTGGCCAAAACGAATCAATTTCACCTCATCGCCTTCTTTGGCCAAAACAACATGGCTCTTCTTTGAATGCCCTGGGGTGCGCTTAGGTTTATTAAATCCTTCAAGGCCATAGCGCTCCAAGCGGGGGTCCTTTTTCTTAGCCATTAGTTTCCTCTCCCCCGAGCTTTTTTATAAATGTCTGAATCGGCCTTTCGAGCGCCACCTTTGCCGCTCATATAACTATTGACACGTCCCATCGCCCAAGCGGCCATAGAAACGTTCCTAGAGCCGCTTGAAAGGTAAGCTCCTTGACCACGCCTATAAACACGAGCAAGCTCGCCATAGCTAAAACGTGTTCCTTCAGCCTTTTCTTTTAGGGCCTTTTTTGTTTTTTCGTTTAGTGGCTTTGCGGGCATCCTGAGCACTCCGGGAACGGCTAACAGCTTTAACGTCGATATTCTCGCCCCGCTTGTACTTTCCTGCTGTGTCCTTGATCTCAGCCGCCTTGGCGGCTCGATTTTTTGAACCAGAAAGGTACTTCTGTGCTACTCCAGTCTTAGAGTCTTTGCGGGTTTTGCGGAATTTACGCTCAGCCATCACATTTTCTTAGAGCCCTTTTTCATGCCCTTTTTCTTCTTGGGTGGACGGCCCTTTTGTGTGCCGTAAGTTCCGGTCCCCTTAGGCATGACGCAAAATGCGACGACAACATCATTCTAAACCAGTTAGTACAGCCTGTAACTGGTAGCGCCAAGCGTTTCTGGTTTGGCCAAGTTGAACTGCTGTAAACATAAATACCCAAACGCATCAAACGCATGGTCCACTCCCAAGTTTTTATTGGGTAACCCAGTGCCTGGTGCGTAAGTCAATGTCCGCAATGACTTGATCAATTGCTTGCAACGCGGATGGATCAATACCCTGCGCTCTCCAGTCGCATCTAGTAACCCCGTATTAACAGCTGTGATCTTGTCCCGGATCTTCCATGGCGATCGCGGTGATTGCACCGTAAAACCACTCTTCCTTAAAATTGCGTGGTCAGTAACCCCAACACCACTCGTTTTTCGAGCGCTCCCCGTAGGGTCAGGACACGCAATTACTCGCCGCTCCACTCCATATCGACGGGTGACTTCCTCGGCAAAATCCCAAGTGGTAGCCCCGCCTGTAAGCATGATCTCGTCGAAAACATACAGATTGGTGCCGTCTTTGACCGCCACAATGCCGCTCATTGGGTCAACGTTAAAATCAACCCCCAACAACAACGGTTGAATCGATATATCCCTTGAATCCGTCGATATGTTCTCGTCCGAAAAACTAATGGCGACTAGGCCGCTTAGGTTCTCGAAGCTAGCCTCAAATTCTTGGCGGAATGTGCGCTGGTCTAGTTGAGCACGGGCTGCTTCAACCTCAGTTGCGCTGACATTGCCCCCGTCAATCGTTGTAAAGCTC